GTTGTATGTCAAAGACCCTCGACGGTATGTACTAAGAGACTCACGCGTCGTGTTTCCATCATTAGCGCCGACCGACGACTCTTTTTCAGCGTACAGTAGGTCAGCGCTGTCAGTGACAGGATACCTAATGGCGTATGTGTCAGTCTCTGCTAACCAGCCGCCAATTGTGGGGTTGTACGCGGCTGCCGTTTCAAGTGTATAGCTAAAATCTTGGTCACGTGCGTTGCCAAGTGTTCCGTCAGCCGCCAGCAGGTTACTTGCGTTATCCACAAAGTTGCTAGGAGCGCTATACTCAACAGTAAACTCGTCTTTGCCCGCAACCTTGCAGCGCACCTGTAGCTTTACGCCCCAAGTCATCTGGCGCACAAACAGACCAGCAGTGCGTTTGGTAGCGTCCCAGGCAGCCCGCTGCGGTCCAGTCGTCTCCGCGGTGATGACTTTGCGGTTTACGACGAACGCTGTGTCTACAACAACCTGCGCTTTAAGGTCTGCCCGGCCAGCCTCATAAGGCCCAGCCGCGTTGCCGAGGTAGTTGCGGGTCGCTTGGGTGACTGTATACGGTGCGCTTTGCGACGTGTCGCGGATTAGGTAGGACGCGCCATCAGCATCAACGACGTTGACCTGCCCTTTGCCTACTAGCGCGAAGTATTGCTGGTCTAGGCCTGCAACGTCCTGCCTGTCGTAGGCAATTAGGATTGAGTCGGCATCCGCAGCTGCACTAAACTGGTCTACGTGCTGCGTGGGCCAACGCTTACCGGCACCTTCAACGGCTGAAAAGTACACGTTGCGGGCATCACGGGCTTGCGTAGGGCTCCGCTTGTCTTCAGGCTGCTGGCTAATACCACCGAGCAGGTTTGATACAAGTTGGCCTTGCGTGCTCATGATCCAGGCGTGCGGTTAGAGAATGGATTGTTACCAGAGTGGGAGGTGGTCCCGCTGTACTCGTTACCTCGACTAATGCCAACCTGCATGTCAGGGGCGTCGAAGATTGAATAGTCACCAACATCAAGATCAACGTCCAGCAGCAGACGGCGAGCGTCCATTTCGTCTTGATATAGCGAACGCAGCGAGTCGCTAGACCCAACGTGCTGCTCGTAGTAGCGCCGCGCCGTGCGCTTGGTGACGTAGTTACGCGCTTCGTGCGGCAGCTCGTCCCAGTCAAAGTAGAGGACGACCGTGCCGCGCACAGACTCGTCAATCTCGTATGTTTGATTCTTGCGGTCCCACACAAATCCGCCGCGGACAAGCTGCCACGGTTTGTCAATCGGGTTAAAGCGCAGGTAGCGCGGAGGCACAGCAACCTTACCGCTTACCTTAGATGCCTCAAGAACGACCTCGTACTCTGTGTTCCAGTCCCAGCCTTCGGCTAGAACCTCACGTTGCACGGTGTCGAGGATGTTGACAATGAGACGCGCTTCCGGGGTAGTGTTAGTGTCAATCTGGTTGACCGGCATCTGCCCAGAAGCCGAAAGGCACTGGTTTACCGCTTCAATCTTGGTGAGTTGTGCGCCCATGTCAATGTAGGTAAAGGCCCCTCCCATCTGTGCGGCAGACAAGAGGGGCCAAGTTAGGTAGCGAAGCTCCTACCGGAAGGCAGGAAGCTGGATCAGTCCGTGATGATGATGGCAGACTCAGGACGCAGGACGCCTGAACCTTCAACACACGTAGCCGACACGAAGTCAGAACGGTACTCAGCCTTGCGTTGCCGCTCGACCTGAACCCCGCTGCGTCGGACAGTGCCGATGCAGGACTTGTGGAAGGCAAGCGCCTTGACCGAACTGAAGTCACCGTTGTAGCTGTTAAAAGTACCAGCCTCCTCAACGGCACCAAGGTTGGTCTGCGGGACGTGGTTGCTGTACATCACCTTGAAGCCCATCGAGCGGTGAATACGACCAATGGCGGCGTTACCAGCCTGTCCATAGGTAGTGTCCGCGTGGATGAACGGCGAGTCAGGGGCAGCAACGGCGGCGAAGTAATTAGCCGGCGTCATGACAAGGCAGATTTCGTCAATCGGAACGTCGGCCTCAACGAGCTTGGCGACGGCGCTGGCAATTGCTTGGAACGAGCCCTGGGCCTTGGCAGCCGTATCAAAAGACCACCCGGTGCTAACGCCCGGCAGACTGTTGACGCTAACTGACGTGCCCGTCTTGGGCTCACCCGCCTGAGTAGCCGTAAGCGTAGAGGCAGACTGAGCCGCCTTCGCCACGACTTGCATAAGCTGCTTGTCACGCTTGGCGGCAAGAGCCCGACCAAGTTCAACAGCAGTCTTGCTGGCGGCGTCCCAGTGGTTCGTAAGGCGCTCCCAGTCTTCAACAAGGGCCGGCGCAGTAAGCGGACGGTCAATGAAGATTTCACGCTCGCCAACCTCGATGTTGTTGAGGTAGCCCAGCGCCGGGTCAAGCATGTTGTCGCCCCGCGCGTGGTACTTAGCAGCGGCCCGCCCAAAGACAGGGAACTGGAACGACTTACCAGACGAGACCGTCATCGACTCGATGAGGCCTTCCATGATGTTGAGTTCGTCGAAGGTCTCCAGCACTTTGCCGGAAAACATCTTCAGGAACAGTGCCCGATCATCGCCAGCCAGGTTGGCTTGGCCGAATTGGACCGGGGTAGTTTGACTAACCATATCTAATTAGGTTGGTGGAAGAAAGAAAAGTAAGGGTGCAAACAGAGTTGGAGAATACTCGGCAGGCATTTACATCTAACGTCCTCGGATTTATCCACCGCAGTGGGTCCGCTGTCAGACAGCTTTGCTCTAGCGTCGTATTGGTCAGGAATCAGGAAGGGTACTCGACTTCGAGACCCATCAGTTCAACGGGGCCATCAACGCAAAGCGCAATTGCGACGGTCTCGCCTTCAATCGCCGTCAGCTTCATCACCACGTCGTAGTAATCGCCGTCAGCCGCGCCTCTGCGGTAGGCCTTAACAGAGCCAGCAAAGTTAGCGCCGTTGGTTTCAAACGACGGAATTTGTACGCCATCCATCCTAAGTTCTGCACGAGCGAAAGACGTAAGGGTGGCGCCAAGTTTGCTAACTGCGGACGCCCGTTGGACGCCAACATAGGCAAGGTCAGTGGCCGCCGCATCGCCGTCAATTTTGTAGGAAAACCGAATCAGCGGATCGTCGCCAGCTGCAAAGCTGGTTTGAGCCTCGTTCGGCTTGTTAAAGATGGTGTAGGCAGCGGAGTCCTTGATTTTAAGGACATCCTTGGTCATAGCCGACGCCAGAGCAATAGTGTCAGACATATCTATTTGGATTGGGGTTAGTGGATTCACCGCGTGCCATACGTGCGGCATCGCGTTGCTTGTTGACCCGCCGCTCTGCGACAGGAATAGAGACGCCGGCCGCGCCGATGGCTGCTAGAAGAAGGTTCATCAAGTGATTGCCTGTAAGCGGCACTTGACCCGCAGTCATCAACGCTTCGTTCCGCGTCTTGATGGACTCCCATAGGGATTCGAGGTCTTCTTGGGAGGAGTCCCCGATGCCTTTGACCTCTTGGGCGAGGTCGTTTTGGGCTTGCCGGATTGCGGTCGTTTGGGCTTGTGCATCTTGTGTTTGGTCGTTCAGGATCGTCTCGACACGGTTTTGATAATCTACTTGTGCAGCAGCAAGGCCGTCTAGACTAGCCTCTTGGATGCTGGCAAGGCTACGCAGGTCACCAGGGGTGACACAGGCGACAACTAGCACAACTAGAACAAGGGCTGCGGATACGTACCTCAAAGGCTCACCGTCCCACGTTCGACAGACTTGCGGAGCTTGTCCTGCACTTGGCTGCGATAGGCGGGAGACTTGTCAAACCGCTCGTCTGACATCGCCGCACGGAACTCAGACTCATCAGCAAAATAGTTGATTGAGCCCTCCCCGTTCTGCCCAGGCACAGACGACATGCCAATGCCGGCGCGAGCCTGAAGACCCCGCATTGCTGTGATGACCACCTCTGGGTCCATCGAGCGCAGCTGTTGGTTAGTAGACTCGACGGCCTGCGGCGACATGTTCTTAGCCGCCCAGTTCAACGCATCCTGCATGGCATCAACACCACCACACTCTGACGCGCACTGGCTAAGCACTTGATCGGCACGCGCACGCTGCCCAGCCAGGTACTCATCGGCAAACTGCCGGCTAAGGCCCTTGCCTTCAAACTCCTTGTAGTGATCTTCCGACCACTCCCAGTTGTTTTCCTGAAGCTCGCTGTACAGCTCTTGCCGCCGATCACCAGAAAATAGATCGGTAGGCGTGTTGTCCTGCTCAATCTTTAGCTGGTCAATCTGCGGCGCTTCCGCTTCCGCCGGCGCAGCCGGGTCAGAGGGTTCGCTAGGCACCGCTTCAGGCATTTGCCCTTCCGCATCGCGGGCCACTTCGACACTGCCATAGTCAGCGCCTTCTTCGTTAGGTCTAATTTGAGGTGCTTCGCTAGTTTCCATAATCAGGTGTAGAATCCACGGTAGGCGTCAGACTTGTACATTGAGGTCTTGCTGTCTCCGTTGAGGAAGGTGTCAATCCACGACTCGCCAAGGGCTCGACCAAGTTTGGCGTAGCCCGTCACGCTGGGGTGTGTCTTGTCGTCGCCAAGCCAATCAAGGTCCAGCTGAAGCCCGACCATGTGCGGCGAATTGTTGACAACCTGCTGCATTTGACCGTAAGCGGTGTCCACGTTAGCCTCCTTACCTTCGGCCCGGAACGGCAACTGCTGCACGGTCGGCACGTACTTGATGTTCAAGTCCTGTGCAAGCTGGGTGTGGAAGCGGGACAGCGAGTCACCAACAGTGTCCTTCGGGAACCCGCGATTCTCGTAAACATCATCAGCCGGAGCCCCGCCAACAGTAGCCGCGTTGTAGGCTAGGCCAGCGTCGTTGTTGCCCAGCATGCAGAAGTGGCCGGCGATGTACGGGTTGCCGCCGCTGTTGAGCGCATCAAGCGCCGGCTTGCAGTACATGTCCCACCACTGAAAGTACATCGGAGTGGTCGTACCGGCTGGTGTAAGATCCGCAGGGTCGTAGTCGGGGTGCCACGAGTACACACCAAAGCCAGCGCCACCAAGGCCGGTGGTCATCGAGACCTTGGCAAGGATCGTTTGAGTGCGGCCAAGGAAGATAAAGTGAATTGGCTTGGCGGCCCCGCTGGTCTGGAAGCGCCCGTACAGGGTTTGGGCAAGCGTGTGCAGCGGCGTGACAGAGCACAGCTCGGTGTCGATGTCCGGGCTGTTGGGGTCGGCAGGGTACGCACGGTCTGCCACCTGACCCATGTAGGGCTGACAATTACGCCAATCGGCCGTAGCGGCTTCGCCACCTACAGCGCCACGCGGGCGCACATCAGATTTGCTGGCGGTTTCGGTGTAGAGGCTCAAAGCGTTACTTCCAGCGTATCGCCCAGTCTGCGCCAGCGTGGTGGTCGTGGTAAACCCGCCAGAAGTGCGAGAGCTGTTCCACTGCGTGTCCGCGCTGTCCCACCAAAGCCACTGGTCCCAATACTTGGCGATTGACTGGGCGTCAGCCGGGGCAGTGTTGTTAGCCACAGGCGGCATATACCCATACAAGGGGCGATCCTTTACCGGCAGTACAACGTCGTCACGGGCGTCATGCGCTTTGTTGAAACCTTCCGCGATGCTGTCGCCAGTGACAAGAAAGACAACTTCATCTGAGTTGCCCATCTCGATAAAGCCTTTGCCGGCGTCATCAAGAAGGAACTGGGGAGGGTGTGCCATAGCTGATTATTGTTGTTGCTGACGCTGTTGCGCCGCAATGACTTGTCCGGCAGGACCGGCGACAGAAGAAAGGACTTGTTGCTGTTGCGCCATTTGCATTTCCTGCTGGATCTGCTCCTCGCTCTTGATGATGGAATCAGCATCAAGGTTCAGAGAGGTGGCAACGCGGGTAAGGACGGCGCGGGGGTTGAAGTATTGGGCGGCCTCTTGCGGGCCGAGAAGTTGTTGGCTGATTTGTCCCATCGTCAACAGACGGTTCGCTTCATGACCTCGACTAATAGCTTCGAGGCCCGTGGCGATGATCGGCTCTATGCCTTTGGGCAGTTTGGGGACATCTGGCCGATCCGTGATCTGTGAGAGGATGTAGTGGATAATCGGCTTCTGGACGTTCTCGGCCAGCGAAGAGTACACACCACCTAGCGCATCCTCGATCTCCTGAATAGTGCTGCGGACCTCTTGGGCCGTAACACGCTCGGCGTCCCGTTGGTTCGCCATCAGGAAGATACGCATAAGGCGCTGTTCAATCTGCATTGCCCGCTGTTGGGCAACCGACAGGTCCAGCGCCTTGTTCATTTGGAGAACACCAACGTCGTCGATGTTGCCCTGCTTCACTGCCCCGTTAGGGCTAGTGGCAATCGTCTGAGCGCGGATGCTCGCACCAGGCTTAACGAGAATCAGCAGCTTTGCGGCGGCCAGCGCGGCCTCTGTGATGCTTCGGCTCAAAGCCTCAAGAGCAATCAGGTCCCCGTCGTACTCCTCAACGAACGAGCTGCCATAGCTTGTGCCGCTGACCCCGTTGAAACGCAGCGGGATGAGAGGGAGGCGCTTAGCCGGCAGCACACGCAGAGAGCCCGGCACAGCCACCCCTTCAACCTCTTGCCAGTATTTGAACTGGCCGTTGTCTTCAAGGCACGCGCCGCTGTACAGGGCAAGGTTCTTGTCACCCTCACTGGACGGCGACGTACCTTCTGGCAAGCCGTCAGGGAAGTAGCGGGCCGCCACCTCTCTAGCAACGTGCTGCTTGACGACAACCTTGATGATGTTGCCCTCAGGGTCCCGCTCAACGATGTACTTGTGCAGGTCCACAAACTGCGGGCCGCGCCTCTTGTCCACCATGATGAGGCCGTTGCCCGTAATGAGCAGGTGCCTCAGGCATTCAGACATCACGGGGCGCCAGCCTTGCGTTTCAAACGCCTCGCGTCCCGTCTCCTCAATCAGCGACAGGTTCTTCTCAATCTCCGCACGGCCCGCTGCGGCGTCTTCTGCACCAAACTCGGCAACCAGCTGCCGCTCCATGAACGGGTCAATTGCTAGACGATAGAACGGTAGCTGGGTCGGGAACAACGACAGACCTAGCTTGGACGCCAGCGTGTTGACTCCTTCAGCCCCGACGCTTTGATAGTTCTGCGGTAGACGGTCACGACCCGTCTCGTCCCGGCGAAATACAGCGGGGATCGTCAGAACACTTGACCTGATTCCCCGCTCCTCGAACTCCGACCGCGCCGAAAGGCCGACAGAGTAATGGTGTTGGAGCGTCTTCATGTCACACGTTCACGTTGGGGATTTGCATGCGGAATCGTTTAAGGACACCACCAGAAGCTGCTGACGTTTGCTGCGCTTGCTGCGCTGCTTGGCTGCGTCCCACCCTTTGTGCGGGCTTAGGTGCCGGGGGAGGGGCTGCCGGTGCGGGCGGCGGCGTCGGCGGCGCTTCGATCTTCGGGGCGAAACACATTGTGCGGCTCAGGGTCAGGTTTAAAAGGGTGTCCGATCATGTCGTCGAGAGCACTCAGCACTTCCTGCTGCCCAGCTCGCATGCCCAGCAACCACATCATCTGATGGGCCTCGTCTGGAACCGACAAGTCGTGAAGCGGCCTAATAGGAAACCGCTCGTTGAGGTCTTTGCGAAGTCTTCGTAGGACAGATTCATCCATAGTATTAACCATTAGGCAAATTCAGGCTGCCAAAGCCTAACTGTGTCCCCTTCGTAGTCACTAGCGTGGAGGATTCTAGCTACCTGCGCGTTGACAAGAGCCTCGGCAGCGGTGCTCTTAGCCTTTTCAAACTGCGCGACAATTCCAGCCCACACATCACTGAACTCAGCCTGCGCGATACGGCCAGGAGACTTGACGAGCTTGTCTAGGATACGCGGCGCCGTCTTCTCACCTACGCCGGGGCACCCCAAGTAGCCGTCCACGCGGTCGCCCATAAGGGTCTGCACCATGTGGTGGTAGCGAGCCTGCTCCGCATCTACGGTGATGTCATCAACAAACCCGACACCCTGACGGTAGCGCAGGAAACGACCAGGCACTGTTTTGAAATCCTTGTCGTGGCTGATGATCGTAGTAGGCTCGTCGCTAAGAGTCGCCTCAATCCCAATCAGGTCGTCGGCCTCCAGCGTCTCAACTAGACGAGCGCGGGAGTCCTGCATAGCCCAGTCTTTGAGGCGGCCAAAGCACATAGGCCGGCGGGTGCCCTTGCGGTGCTCTTTGTATGACGGCAGGATGTCTTTGCGCCAGTTCTGCCGACTGCTAAAAAACACAAGGTACTCGTCAATCTCAGCTTCCTCAAGCAATCCGTCAAGGTTGCGGGTGTAGCTCTCCTTGCACTCATCGTAGTCTGCAAACAGGACGTGGAAGTCGTTACTGAAAATGACCTCCTTCTCGTTTGCAAGGGTCACCATGTACAGCAACATGTCGCCATCAAGCAGTGCTTTCATCTTAGTGCGTGTCGAGCCAGTTCTCCCCGAACACTACATCGCAGCGCAGGGGTACGTTTAGTTTGAGCGACTCAACCGTTCGCGCGTTCGCCTTCTCAACGGCACGTGTAAACGGTTCGCGCATTCCTTTACGTAGACTACCTTGCATCTCATCGTGAACATGCAGGTGAGGTACATAATCTACACCCCAAGTAATGCCGTGCTTCGGCAGCTCCTGCTTAAGGTAGACGGGCATCCAGCGCATACACACAGAGCCGTCCATTTGTAGCTTTGTGTTAAGCAGGCTGTGCGAACTGCGGACCCCGGCACGACGGCCATCAAGGCCTAGCACACCGTTGTACTGTTGCGCTTGGCGCGTAAGGTACTTGAGCAGCGAAGCCATACCAACGATGCCGCTGTTAAATGCCTTCTTGATCTTGCTGCCCAGCAAACGGCTGCCGCCATTCATCGCGCCCAGCTTGTCCACGCCGCAACCGTAGAGCCAGGCGTAGCCAGAGGCTTTTACCTGATCTCTCGTGCTGGTTACGCCCATCTTCTGCACAGCCTCAAGGTACAACATGTGGATGTCACCCTTGTCTACGACGTATGCGTACTGCCCTTTGTCATAAGGAGCCAGTGCATTGCCTAGCATCCTGTGCTCAAGACCTCCTTGGTCCCAGCCGGCGTACTCAAACTCCTCGCTGTCAGTGGGAACAAACATAGCGCGGATCTCTTTGCCCCAAGGCTTGCGAACGCTTGTCGGGTTGCCCAAATTAGGCCGCGAGTGGCTGCTGCGGTGCGTGATGGTGCCGATGTGCAGCGTGCGGTTGTGGATCTTCCCCTGCTTGGCGCACTTCATGTACGAATAGTTGCCTGTCTCCAGCGTACCGATCCGCGCCTTGACGATGTACAACTCCGCAGCCAGCTTGGCTTCTGGGTACACGTCAGCTAGATCCAGCATGACATTCTCAACCATTTGCGGATCGCCCTTGGCTGTGTAGTCCGTAGGCACCCAGCCGTACTTGTCCATCAAGCGGTTAGCGAGCTGAATGCGACTGCCAGGTTCAAAGGGGATCAGCTTGTAATCCACCATCTGCCCTTCATCGTTGCGGCGCTGTGTCCTCTTGCCAGTCTTCTTGTTGAGCTTGTAGAACTCTTTACGGGCGGGGAATGCGCTACGCAGCTGGTCTTCTAGCTCAAGCTGGCGGGGTCGCAGTTGGGCAAGCAGGTCGTCGCAGGCCTTCGAGTCAAACGGCACACCGTTGCGCCCCATCGTCTCAAGCATGTCCGCAAACTCCACCTCCACCTGCGCCGTGGTCATACCATCAGGCGCTGTGTACAAAGGCAGCCGCTGCTGTAGTACACGATACAGGTGCAGGTTGAGGCGCACGTCTTGCTGGCAGTACGTCAGCATGTCCTGCGAGAAGGCTTCCCAGCCGCCGTCGTAGTCGCCCTTGTTGTCGTCCAAGCGGTGCCCCCAGCTGCCAAGGGAGTGTGCTCCAACAAACTTACCAGGGAGCCGGCCGCTCTCAACCAGTGCAAAGTCTCGTTCGCGGCGGTCACTGAACACAAGGCGGGACCACACCACGGTGTCGTGAACCTCCTTGTCCTCAAACGTGTACCCGTACAGTTTAGTCAGCACAGGGAGGTCATAGCCAGCGACGTTGTGACCACACAGCACATCAGCCTGCCGTATCAAGGCAAGCCCCTGCTTGATGTCACCGTCGCGCTCTAGCGTGGGATCATCGTGGTAGCTCAGTACCCGTGCAGCCCGGTCGTTAACGTCAACAGCGCAAATGCAGTGCAGCTTGGTGACTTCGGTAAGCAGGCCGTCTGTCTCAAGATCAAATAGAAGGGTAGTCATCAAACAAACTCCAGCACTTCCGTGACAAGGTTTTCGACTGTGCTGTCGTTGATGACAATGGCATCAGCATCAAGAAGCAGCGATGCTGTGTTGCGCTCACTTACATGATCGTTGACCGCCTCGTAGCCAGGTCGCTCAAGCCCAATGATTACCCCGTCGTGACGCACGCCTGGCATGTCGCTGTCGTATCGAACCCAATCAAGCTCGTTGCGATAGCGGATGTCTGTAAAGACGACAGGACCTGTGCGTGGTACACGCTTGGCAGCGGCGTCAATCCAAAACCTTGAGTTGACCCCGCGGGCGTATTCACCAAGCGCTTGCAAACGAACGCGGGTCTCCAGCGGATCGTCCGCCCCCAGCATCTTGTGCTTCTCCAGCTTTGCTCGGCTGCCTTCATAGCGCGGGTCCAGCAACAGCATCATGTCTTTGATCGCGTCGCCAAATGCAATGCGTGTAAAGCCGTGCCGCCTGCACAGCTCCTGCGCGACCACATCTTTGCCAGAGCTAGGGTAGCCAATAAGGCCAACAACACAGTCTTTCCTCAAAACGGCACCGCCGGAGTTGTATCAAAATTTTCTGCATCAAATTCTTCGACCAGCCGCCCCGTTGTTCGGTTGAACCGCAAGCTACCACACGGCCCAGTGGACCCGTTGTAGCGATTCTTCAGCACGCGAATGTTCAAGCAGTGCCTGTCGTGCTCCTCGGCCTGGCCGTCACGCTCCAAGCCAATCACCAAATCGCTTAGCTGAGCAATGGCTCCGCTTCCGCGCAGGTGACTTAGGCTGACCTGGGCACCCTCTTCGTGGCCTTTGCCCATCGGCCTCTTCAAGTGGCTGACGTTGAACAGCAAGATCTCGCCGGTCTCTACCAGCAACCGCAGCTCGTGCATCAGCTTGTCAATGCTGCGCCGCTCGTTGTCACTATCCATGCCGCTGACGATCATGCTGATGTGGTCAAGAAACACAGTCTTGCAGTCAAGACCAACAGCAGCAGTGTGGATTGTGGACAGGATCTCTTCTGGGTCTGAGCACCCGAACGAGTCAAAGGCATACAGCCTGTCACCCCAGTCCTTGTAAGCGTCCTCGATTGCAGCCTGCACTTTAGGGGAGTCTTCCGCTTGGATCAGCGGGATGTCGGCGTGTGCGCTGAAGATGCCCCGCGCTGTAGTGAACGGACCTTCTTCAAGCCCTAGGTACGCTACTCGCTCGCCGGCTGCTAGACGTGACGCCGCCAGTTCTCGCATGACAGTAGACTTGCCGATGCCGCTGCCGGCGCAGACTGTGATCAGCTCACCGTAGCGCATGCCGCCTGTAAGTTCATTCAAGCCCTGCCACGGATACTGTCCGGCGCTGCGGGTGTTGCGGTGTAGCGCCTTCTCAAGAAGCTCGTCGCCATGCACAAGGCCTGCTGCCGACCACTCTTGAGCGTCCCAGATTGCGCGGTACAGCTCGTTGGTCTTGTTAGCCTCAAGCATCTCGCACGGGTCCTTGAGCGGTAGCTTGACAATGCGTGCCTTCTGCCGCCCCTTGAACAACGCGCGACACTGCTTAGCTGCGTCCTGCCCAGGTTGATCGCTGTCAAAGCACAGGATTACCTCATCGAAACGTGACAGCCATTTGAACTCCCGCTTGATGTACTTCTCAGCCGTCCCCACCCCGTGTGGCACAGACACCACTACAGACTTAGGGCCAAGCGTCTGGTACACAGCCATTGCGTCCAGCTCACCCTCGCAGATGACGACCATGCGACCCTTATCGCGGAAGCAGTGCTTACCCCACAAGCTAATCGCATCGCTCTCCCCGAGCACGCGAAAGTCTTTGCCAGGTAGCCGCAGCTTCTGTGCGACAACAGCACCTACATCGTCGTAGTAGTTTGCCACCTGCACATCCTTACCGCCGTACTCGGCAAAGCCGTAGCCGTACCTCTCGCAGGTATCCTTTGTCAGATGACGACTTCCTATGGGGCGAATGGACACCCCGCTGATAACACTCATGTTTGCAGTCTTTTTGAAAAACTGATCGGCCTTTACTTCGGGGAGGTCTCCACCTTCTGTGAATTGACAAGCAAAGCAATACCTTCGTTCGCTTTGCACATCTGACGCCAACCCCCTGTTAGCGCCACACTGTGGACATTTACTTCTTTTGTTTGAAAGCGGCATAGTGTGCGAGACACAAGGCGTCGGCCATACCATCGTGCGGCGTGCGGTGCCGCGAGGAGGCCAGTAAAGTTACAGAAGGATAGTGCGCTGTGCAAAAAGCAATCGCACCCTCCTTGTCATGTGTGAAGTCTTCACCAAGTACGGCAGACTTCCACCTACGGGGAACAACAAGCTCCATGTTGGCCCCCATGATTTGCGCTGCGGCTAAGATGCCTACAAAGTTACCGCCAAACTTAAAGGTAGACGAAGCACCTTGCCCCGGCATCCCCCAGACCTTCTCGACGCACATGGGGTTCTCCCACACGTCCCACTGAGACAACAGCCGGTACACCTCAAACCAGTTGATTGGTGTACCGGCTGCTTTCTGCTCAGCCTTTGGCAGCAGCGGCATCGGGTAGGCCAGCGAATGGCGAGGGCTGACAAAGGCAAGGCCGCCTCGTTGCCCTGGGTCTACCCCGATGCCTACGCTCATTCCTCAAGGTCCGCGACAGTGAACGCTTCTTCCACTTCGCGGCCCTTGAAGGCATCCGCCGAGTCATTTGACTTGCGGAACATAGGCTCGACGATTTGCACGGCCTCGATCTTGAGAGTGATCCCAAACACGCCGCTCATGCAGTACGCCTCAGCTCGGTAAGCCACCACCATCCGCGTGCCACGCCCAAGGCGAGCAACGACATCAGCCGGCACCTCGTTACCCTGCCCATCAACGACAGGCATCTTAATGGTGAACCGGCTGCCGCCCTTGCGCTGCCCAGTGCCGTTCTTCTTGAACTTCACCAGCTGGTTGCCTGTGGTGTTCCCCTCTTCGTCCTCCTCGTCACGTCGGTAGTACGACGGGCTCTTAACCGTAATGCTGTTGACCTTAGTGCCGGTCTCTTGCAGCCAGTCGTCCAGCAGGTCGTTAGCCGTGCGGTCAAGGTCCAGCAAGAAGTCGCCATCCTTCTCAGGGTCGAGCTGAAGGGTGACCGAGTAGCTACCCTTCTCGTCCGTTGCGTTATAAAAGAACGGCTCAGCCAGCGTCACGAACAAGGCCCGGACAGTGGGGGTGTACTTGAGGTCAGAAGCGACTCGAACGTATTTTTGTTGTTGAGGTGTCATGCGAAGAAGTATTGGCAATTGCTTAGTTGGTTTACGTCCAGCGTCCCGAACGTAGGAATCTTAGGTAGTTGTACTGACTCAGGTAGTTGCTCTTTCACGTCGTCTGCCAGTTTTTGTAGAAGATCCTGAGACAGCATGTTCTTGTACACATCCCTGAGGGTAGAAGCAAGCACCTCAGCGTCTTTTGCGTGACATGCAAAGGAATCGTGGATCATTTGAAAACCCGTAACTCCGGCATCCGCTGCTTGGCACACCGTCAGGGTAGCGGCGGCTGCGTCAATGCTGTGAACCCAGTTGGGCACACAGGCCGAGCGGCTTTTGCGGCTGTCCACGTCTGCGGACCACTCGCGGGTGTAGACCTTGACCTTCCGCCGCAGGCTGATTTCGTAGACTTTGCTGTCTGACTTGCGGTACGACTGCTGCACCTTTAGCCCCGTAGGTGACATCCACGACAGATGCTTGTTGTGCTTAGACAGCAAGTCAGTCACCTGCTGCATCCACGTCATAGCCGTCGAGGCTGACCGTACAACATCAGCAAGCGCCTCCACCATGACTGCCGCCAACCACCATGTTGCGCTGTAGGTGTCGTTGCCAGGAAACGGAGGGGGGTCAAGGCGCTGGCCTGCAACCTCGTCGTGATACCAGTCACTGACGTAGCCCTGCCGGCTGAACGCTGTAGCTGAATACACGTAGGTCATGGTCAGGCGCTTGGTTGCTTTGCGTGGGATGGAACCACCACCAATCATCAAGAACGCTCGCGCCCACTCGCCGTGCTTGTCGTCGTTCTGAGCAAACTTAACAAGGCGCTCTGTCGTCTCATCAGCCACATCTTTGTAGATGTCAGCGGGCAGTGCAGACGGCAGGCAGTTTGTCGCTACAGCCGTGCGCTCGCAGCGCGTAGCCAGCCCAAGGATCTGAAGCCCATTCGCGGAGCCGTCCATCGCCACAGGCACCCGGCTTTTATAGTTCGCTGGGTCGTCAAGAGCTGCGCCGGCTTCAAGACACCAGGCGAGGAACAGCCAGGGCTTGTCAGCCTCGCACCACCATCGGCAGTCAATCGGATCATCACACACCTGCTTGATCTTGGTGATGTTGTCATCGACCCACTGCACCCGGCCTTCCAGCGACAGCTTGTCCTCACCCCAAGTATTGGCGCCGTGGACCTTGAACCACATCAGGCCGGCGCCCGTACCAATTGGCTTGGCCTCGGCAAAGCAGCACAGTGCCCGATTCAGCTCGTCGCCTTGGTAGTTGAGCGCAGACGTGGTGGGGTAGATGCGCCCACGGAAGTCAATGCCATGCACAAGGTGATGACCTTTCTTCTCCGCGTACATGTCGGCCAGCGCCAGAGTCCTTGCCATCTCGGCTCGACGCTGATCCCACTCTTCAATCCTGCGGTAGTAGTTTCGCGCTACCTTCCGATAGACCTTCCACGCCTGCGGGTCCTCCTCTTGCGCTGTCTCAGGCTTTGCAGGACATGTAGGGTTCTCACGAGGGGGTAGCTCAAGGTTCGGATAGGACCATCCACCATCCACGGCACAACGGAATACCTCAAGAACCTCCTCATTGACACACCACCGCACTCGCTGCAACGTGTTGATGGCCTTGTAGACTGCTGGGCAGTCTGACTCCTGCATGGCTTGCAGTTGTACTCGTTCTCTTGCTCCCATGATGGGACGGCGGCGTATGGCATTGGAGTAGAACCCTCCATTGTCAGTGGCTGTCCAATCAAGAGGGACTTCAGTGATCGGGAGGTGGAGCGGTGTGACTTGCGCGTAGAGTTCTTCAAGGTCGTGGATTCTTTTAGAAAAGGTTTCGGTGAAGCGTAGGTAGCTCCGGTTCTTTCGTTTCTGGCTCTGGCTGTGGTTGACGTACTGATGTGTCTCGAATACGTCAGGTGCAACATCAAGCAGCAGCTCAAGTACAACAGCACCAAGGATCATGGCGTCGGTGTCCACCAACGTCTCCGTGAACGGCTTGGCTGCTGTGCTGCGGATACTCTCAAGCAGGTTAAGGGCATCGCCCCGGAACTTACCTGACAGGCCGCGAGCCACTAGGTTCTTTACACGGCGAAACTCCTTGGCGTTGCACAGCATGTGGTCGCGCAGCCAGAAGTGCTCACGGATGTTGTGCGCGATTCGGTTGCGGACCTTAAAGGTAGTGTTACGGTCCCGCGAGGCAACGCAGTTCACCGCAGACTCCACCGCAATAGCCGCAACAACGCCACTGTCCACCTTGTCAAGCACCGCCTGCGCCTTGGCTCTGGGAGACGTAGGGCGTGTAGGGCAGCTGACCACCTGCATCTTCTTGAACCCTTTGATTGCCAGCAACAGGCGGGAGCCAATCTCTTGGATGATACGGGCACCAGGGCCAGTGTTGCTGTATCGCCCTGCTTCGCGCTGCTGCTGAACACGGCCTTGTCCGTCTACACAGCGCAGGTCGTAGGCCAACTGGTAGATGTCTTGGTCTTGCTCTGAGTACGTCAAAGAAGCTCCTCGATCTTCGCAAGGTCTGACTTGTCTACGTGCAGGTAGCGCTGTGTTGTCGTAATCGACGAGTGTCCCATGACTTCCTTGACGACATGCAGGGGCACGCTATTCTTGACCAGCAAGTTCGCGTAACTGTGTCGAATCTGATACGGGACAAGGTGCGGGTACTTCTTGCGTACCTTTGCCCAGCGCTCGTGGAACTCTTGGATCTCTGACGACGTGATGATTGGCTTCTCGTTTGATTGCCGCCGCGCCTCCAACAGCGCCGCCGTCTCTTGACCGACAGGCACCTGCCGCAGCACCGTGCCGTTGCCCTTGTTGCTGCTGATTGTCAGCACCCCGTCCCTGAAGTCCGACCAACGAAGCCGGCGCATCTCTTCCCCGGCGCCTCGCAGGCCTGTGGTACGCAAAAGTCGGTACACCAAAGACTCTGAAAATTTTTGAGCCAAAAAGTCCAGCTGCTCTGGCGTCAGGTGCTGGCGCTCGCGGTCGTTGGCCGGCGGAAGGTCTACACGCAGTCCACCAGACAGCATGTCGTACCTTTGAGCGCACCGCACAAGACTCTTCAAGGCTGCGCCGACACGACGAGCTGTCCCTGGGTTGCGCCAAGTGTCACTGATGAACTGCACGGCGTCGTCAATGAACCGCTGGTCCACCGTGCGGGCGCCAAGGGCCTCGTCGATGCGTCGCATCTGGTTGACCATGTTCTGCGCTGAGGCCTTGCTGCGCCACTTTGATTGCTGGACGGTTCTGATGAGCTTTTTGAAGTGTGTCATTGTCACACGATTCTGCCGCCAGCGGCAGTCCGAGTCAACAAATACACCTGATGCAGCAGTTCACCAAAGGTCCCTGGTGTCGTGTGCGTGGCTGCCATCACATCCCACACATCCGTCGAGCGGCTACGCACGCCTTCAAAGGCCCCCGGATCGCACCCACCGCCGATGCGCTGCACGCCGTTGATGTCGAGGACGGGTACGTCTGCGTTGGCCGCAGGTCCGACACCGCCACCGAGCGCAGCGTTGTCTGCGACGACGACGAGAGCGCCTGTAGCGGCCTCG